GAGCGGTTGCGGCAAAAGCTCGATGGCGTTCTATCAGGGTCTGTGCTGGGCGAGGGGAGCGGCTTGGTTTGGGGTGCAGCCGGTACGACCGCTCAAGATAGCGTACATCCAAGCCGAGAACGACATCGCCGATCAGCACGACAGCCTCAAAGGTGCAGCAATGTCGGTCTATGGCCAACACGGATGGCAGGAAGGTCTTCGCCAAGCTGGCATGCTGTTCTTCCGCGAGACAGTCAGGACGGGTGCAGATTTCGCGACAATGCTTCGCAGGCTCGTTCGCAAGACGAAAGCTGACATCGTCTACATCGATCCGCTGCTCTCCTACATGGGTGGTAATCCTGCGGACATCGAGGTCTGCGCCAACTTCACGCGGCATCTGCTCCAGCCGATTATGATGGAGACGGGAGTCGTCCTGGTGCTGGTGCATCACTTCCCGAAGCCGAAAGGTAAGGACGACAAGCCTGAGAGCGTGGCAGATTTGGCCTACTCAGGATTCGGAAGCTCCGACCTGACGAACTGGGCGAGAGAGGTGATTGTGATGAAGGAGCTTGGCTTTAATCATCCGAGACGCTTTATGCTCGGCATGGCCAAGAGAGCGGACCGCGCTGGATTGAGAGACAAGGAGGACAAGAAGGTCGGCTCGATCATCATCCAGCGCGGCGTTGGAACCATCTCATGGACTCACGCAGAGCCAGAGAAGTTCGTCGTCGATAAGGCTTCCGCGAAGAAACGACCTAAGCGCTAGCCTTCTCACGCTCAGCGCGGCGACGACCTTTGGCGGCAAGCGATTGGAACTTCGCCTTGCCGAGCTTCTTGCGTCCGATGTAAGCGGCAAGTGCGCGAGGCTCTCTCACACCCTTCTTCTCAAGCTCGCCGATGAGCTTCTCGTAACGTCCGCCACCACCAAGTTTCATCTTGTCCATAAATTATGATTTGCTAAGTTCTGGAACGTATTTCTTTTTGCAAATCAACCGATTTTTCGGCTGATCGCGAAGAGGAATCCATCGGCAGTTATCCTTGAAATATCCTAGGTTATTGTCAATTCGATCAAGGCTGTATCCATCAGGCCTGTCTCCCATGTCCTCGTAAAAACCTTCAAAAGAGAGCCACTTTTCACAAATTGTGACTCCTTTCAGCCTGTAGTACATTGAGTAAATGTGGGCAGGATTAAGGCACCTGTCTTTCATTTTTCTCCACGATCTGTACGACCCAGATCCGTACTTCCCATGTCTTGTCGATAACTTTAAAAGTCGTTCTGACGCAACGCAGTGATTGCACCTCCAAGGTCTTGATTCTTTATCGAGTCTTCTAACGACATCAACTCGGACCAGTTTTTGCGTTTTGCATGTGTCGCATTTCAGTTCAAACGCTCTCCATCTTCCGACTTTTACATGCTGGTGATTTGATTCAATAATTTGCACATCGACAAGATAGCCGAAGTACCAATCATTGCAACACCCCACGCGGCGCACGACCAGAATCGAGGCGTCGTCTTATCCTTCGCAGTGTCGCAATTCATGCGCGCGCGGAAGTTCTTACGACGCTCAGGATTCGATTTCTTGATCGTCATGTTCGCATCGCCGAAGCGAACCTTGATGACGTTGCCGTTGTCGTTCCCCCTGACGTAGACAGCGCTCTTCTTCCGCTCACCCGGCGTGTAGAAGGGCTTGTTCAACGTCACCTTCTTACCCTGATAGGTGCTTCTACCTTTTTTGGAGAGGGAGGTTTTCATCGTTCAAGATCCTCCTTAATCATCTGATACCTATCCTGTTCCATCTTCAAAACTCTAGGCCAAAGACGCTCGAAACGATTCATCTGCGCTTGCGTAGTTTCGTTAATCGGTTTTGAGACAATATTGAGGTATTCAGGCGTCTTAACGACACGCCCAACAGCAGCAGCGGTTGCGTTGCTGATTCCTTTTCCAAACAATCTGTATGCAGCGTACCCACCAAGACCGGCTTTCATGCCAGTCTCGCCATAAACCTGATAACCAGCAAATCCAGCCAAAGCTGGCAAAACCAGCTCTCTGAAGACGCTTGGTTTTCCAAGGTCAGAAACCTGCTCCAACTGATTTGCGATTTTTGTGATGCGAGAGACTCCATCGTCTCCAAACAATCCTTTGGTTATTCCAAAATACTTGCCTGGAGCCTCACTTGTTCCGACAAGATCTTTGATCTTTGCCGTGTTGATTTTGTTTCCGTCAACCGACTCAGCAATGATGCGTCCGACCAAAATGTTTTGAGCATCGCCGATCAAGTCGGGTCTTGATTGGCCAACAGCCTTGAGGAACTGCTTGCTGCGGTAGTTGAGAGATTCACCCTCCTTGGCAACCAAGAAATCAATCAGGCTGGAAGGCTCAAAACTTTCAAGCTGACCTCCCGGCTCCAATGCTTTTTTAACCGCTGCGTTAAACCTGCCACGAGCATTGCTGCTTGTTACAACGGCCTCTTCGAGAGCTTTGTAAAGCGGTTTTCCGCCTTGCGTCTCAATGTTCCTTATTACGTCGTCCAGCTTTATGGTGTCCAGAACATCGACATTTTTAGCGCGAGCATCTCGAACTTTAGCCTCAATGGCCGCGAGAGAATCAATGATTCGCTGCTCCCTTGATGTTATGTTTTCAGCCTTGAGGATTGCCTTAGATTTTGCGATGTCGCCTTCCTGCTTGATTGCTGCGTCAAGTTTTGACTGCGCTCCAGAGATGTTGTTATCGACATCTTTTCTTAAAACTTCGATTTGGCCTTTCAGATCGTCCGCTTGTTTTTCAAGAGATGCCTTTCTGTTGACCAATGAACTGTACTTTGAGGCGACATCAGTTATTTCGGAAATGTCTGGAAACAACTCGTCAATAACCTCTTTCTGAAGACCAGTCGCCTTTCCGCTGTTTCCAGCGGTAATCGCCTTCAGAAAATCATTTGGATTTTCACCGCGTGACTGAATGAAAACAAACTGCCTTAAATCCGGCTTTATCTCGTCGTATCGAGTTCCAAGGAGGTTTTTTAGAAGCCTCAGATTTTGAGGTCCAGTTGCGCCAGCAATGGTTCCAACGATTCCCGGCATTCCACCTTGCTCACCAGCCTCTCGTAAAATTTTGTCAGCAAAAAATCCTTTGAATCTTGAAATACCTTCTCGATACGCAGCGTTTTCCTGCTGCAAAGCTGTTTTAAGGGCAGGATTGGACGCTAAAGCCTCATCAAGCTGTGAGTTAATTTGATCAAGATCTTCAAAAACTGAATAATCAGCTTTTTGAACAGGCTTTCCAAAATTGATTTTTCGAAGAATATTTGTGCGTTTCTGACGCAGTTGATTTACCGTGTACTCTTTTGTCACCTCTTCTCCGGTTGGAGATATTTCGGTGACTGTTAATTTTGTGTTTTCAAGATCTGGATTGATCTTTGCGTATCCATCTTCCCGATCTTTCTTGAACTTATCAAGCTCCTCTTGGGCAATCTGCTGTGTTTTAAGACCCAGCGATTCTTTGGTGATTCCACCAGTAGGTCCATATCCAGCAGCGCGGCCTGCCTCAATGCTGGCAATCTGCTGGTTTAGATCAGCGACTTGGGTGTCGATTCGCTGTCTCTCAACAGACTCTACTGGAAGCGATTCGCGCTGCCTTTGAAGTTGACTGATTTCATCTCGAAGACCTTGAGATTCAACGCTAGCTCTTCCCTCTAACGCTCGAAGTGCATCGGTCAAACGTGCATCACGCGAAGCATTTCGAACATCACGCAAATTGGTGATTCGATTGCGAAGAGCTTCAGATTCTCCAACAAAAGCATCGATTGCATCGTTGGCCACCTTGTTGGCCTGCTCATCTGGAATCGCTATCGATTTCTGAAGTTCGGTTCTGATTGCTGAAGAAAGGTCTTGGCCAGTCAAACCAGACGAACCGGCAGTGTTCATCGACTGGCTGACAACATTTCTGATCTGTTCCTGAAACTGCTGAGGATTTAGTCCTGAATTTGGAGAATAAAGAGTTCGAGCAAGATCGCCTGAAAATCGGTCAAACATCCCAACTGACCCCTGATTAACCATTTCCTGTCTGATATCCTCTGCCCGATCCTTGATGAATTGCTGAGTAAACGGGCGTTGCAATTCAGCGGCCCAAGCTCTCGCATTAAATCCGCTTCTGGTCAAAGCTCCAACACCCCTCGCACCACCGCTCAAACCTGGACTCAATAATCCTCCAAGTCCTGTCCTAAAAAGGACGTTGGACAAATCAGCGGAATCTTGGTCGAGAGTTTCAAGACCAGCCTGAAGACCAGAAGTCAAAACACCGCTTCCAGCTTCTTTTGTAAACTGCGTGAATTTTCTGGCCTGCTGACCGACCGGAACACCGGGAATAGCCTGAGCAAACATCTCCCCGGCTCGGTACGGCTCTGGAGATACAGTCTGTCCCAATCCTGACGCTGCAAGGTTAACTCCAGCTTCAGTTGCCAATCCGGTTCCAACCCCCATTCCAGCAATAAATGGAGCAGAAATAAGAGACGCTGAAATAGGAAGTCCGGTTGCAAATCCACGGCGATAGCCACCAGCCTCAGCGGCACCCATTGGAGTGAACTCGCCAGACCGCTGAAGCCTTCCACCCTCAAACGGAGCAAGCATTCCAGTCGGCTCTGCCATTTGGCCCATCGTTCCGACAAAACGCTCCATTTTTCCAACGTTTCCAGCATCCTGTACGGCTCGATTCAACTGAGCAGTCGATCCGACAGCAACAGCGGCTTGAGCTTCAGGTAATGCAGCAACCATCCCCTGCTCCTCGCGACGACGCATCTCGGCGATTGTGGCGGGAGGTTGAGGCGAAGGTTCAGCAGTAGATCCTCGCAAAGCAGAAAGAACGTCCGCCTCAGTTGGTTCGGTGGCAGAATCAAGGACAACGCGCTTGCGAACACCGTTGTCGTTAACCGTTACAGCAAATTTTGGCATAATGTATTACGGGATGACTTCAACGGACTCGATCTTAATTCCACCTCCACCACCAGCCGGAGCCGACGGTGCGACCTGACGCTGCTGACCAAACGGCGTCAGTGGCAGCTTGAATTGCTTAATAAGATCGTTTGCCAACCTAACCTGCTCTGGCCTGATTCGATACTGATCTTTGAAAGATTTAATTGTTCTATGCAAATCTTCCGCAGACATTTTGGCAAAATTCCTGACATCGTTTGCAAAGTTGTTGCTCTTAACATTTCCAAGAGCAGCAACAAGTCTCTGCATTTCAGGTTGAGTGACAGCTTTTCCAGAAGTCTCAAAAGCAGTTTTATTGAACTGCTGTTGAAACCGTTGAAGAAGAGCGTAAGCATCCCTTTCTTCATCGGTCTTTGCTCCAGAAAGTCTTTTTTCTATGTCAGAAACTCTTCCGTCAATGATTCCAACGTATTTCTGGATTGTTTTAGGACCATAATTTTTTTCAAAGTCGTCCAGACTTTTGACAAGATCTCCAGAAATAGACGCAATTGTTTCGTCGCCAGTAATCCTAGCTTCAGCTTTTCCATCAGGCCAATTCCACTTGTTGCTCAGAGCGTTCGATTCAATGATATCTTTAGTCGTTTGATCTGGTTTTCCAAACAACGATTCATATTCGCTTACAGCTCTTTCAGACAAACGCATTTTAGCGCGTTCAGACGGAGAAAGCTGCTCTATCTTTCGCTGGTCAACAATGTCTTGAGCTTTTTTAATTCGCTCTTGAATGGGGATTTTTTTGTCTAGCAGAGAAACTTGAGTAAAAATCTCTGGAGAAAGTTTTCCAATAATCTCCTTTTCCTTTAACTGTTCTCTAATGACAGGAAGATTAGTCCGGTAAACCTCTTCGTTAATTTGTCCGGTCTGAGGGTCGAAAACGTCGATACCTTGTTTCTGCATCTCCTCGATGCTGTCTGCTCTAAGTTTATCAAACTGTTCGCGAGCTTTAATGATTTTTGCTCGCGGAGAATACTGCTGAAGACCCTGATAGGCTCTAGTCGCCTCCTGATTAAAAACCTTTGACCTGAAGCGAGGAAGCGCAGGCATTGGAGACTTCAGCTCAGGATCGTTGAAATAGGTTCCAACATCCTCGTTGAACTTCTGAAACGTGTCGTACTCCGCAGCTTGAGCCTCCTGCTCCGCCAACGCCTGAGCATAAGCATTCGACTGAATCTTATTCTGAAGATCCGCCTGACGCTGGCGCATGATCTGATCAGCCGTCTGCATCTGCAACTGCTCCATCATCCGCTGCTGCGTCTGCGCGCGGTCGAACAGCGATGCGCCTAGCTGAAACGCTTGAAGAGATTGGTCGGCCATAAATTTTAACCCCAGTTAGAAGGATCGGTTGGTCCGCCAATGTTTCCAGGCGGAATAGAATAAAGCTCAGCATCATTCTGGGGGTTGTACGAGCTTTGGCGATAACCTCCAGCACCTTGCTGCATTAGACCGCGCTGCGTGTAAGCGCCGCCAGCGAATCCACCGGCAGAAGAAAGCGCGCCTCCGATTGCAGCCATCGTAGGATCAGGCATCGCAGCCACTTGAGCAGCTTGCAAGTCACGATTGTACTGCTGCTGATTTTGCTGCGACAGAGCGTTGATTCGCTGAGATGGCGTGATGAACATGCTGCTCACCGAGAACGGTTGAACCATGCCAAATGATCGTTGCTGCTGGATGAAGTTCTGCGCCTGAGCAAGACCTTGATTCTGAAGCTGCATGGCAGTTAGACCTAAATCGCGAGCAGTCAGCGCACGACCGAATCCAGATCCTGCGCCGAATCCACCAGACAAAGCGCGTCCAGCGGTCGAACGCTGAACCTGAGCTGAAGCCTCAGGAGAAACCTGCCCACGCAAAGCCGCTCCTATGTTCTGACTCGCCTGCTGAATAAGCTGGTCATAGCCGGGAATTGCGCGACGAAGCTGCGACTCAAGCTGAGACTGCTCGGCGGCGGTCGTCTTTTGAGCGAGTTCCGTGGCAGGTTGAAGCGCTTCGATGTTCTGCTGAATCGCTTGCTTCTGCTCAGCTTGAAAATCAATCGGCTTAAATGCTGGAACTTTTGGCTTGCTGCCCTTGCTCAGCAATCCGCCAAGCAAGCTCGTTCCGCCAAGGATTGCCGCACCACCTAGAATAGCTCCCATAAATTAAAATACCTCCTTCACAAGACGATTGCCGTTCTCAATCGAGAACACCTTCTCAGGTTCGTGACGTTGGATGTTCATGGTTACCAAACGTGCAGCTTTTTCCTCTGGAAAAGCTCGCTCGTTCTGGAAGCAATGAACCCACACCCGACGCAAAGTATCCAACTTAAAAAGTTCTCCCTCGTCGATTGTCATCACGCTGTTTGATGATGCCCAATCATCCGCGTACTGCCTAAGCATCTGGACGGACGGGAGATGAACCTCGTAACCGAATCGCTCGGTGCATTCTTTTGCCGACGCTTCAGCATCCTTCTTGACGTATACCTTGATGGAATCGTGAACGACAGCTTTCGGAAGATATCCATAGGTAGAGCAATCGGCGACGTACTTGTAGCGCATCCGATACTTCTCAATCGACCGCTTCCAATCAGGATCAGTTGCACCCTGCTCATGTAGGCCAAGGCAATCGGCTTCCAATGAGAAAAGGACCGACATGAATGCCGATCCGAATCGGGGCAGACCGCAGATTTGGAAGAGTTTACCGTTCATTTTTTACGCACAAAGAAGTCCAAGCCGCAGTTCGCGCCAGAACAAAGATGGCCGACTCGGAGCCGGGAATCATCGCCAGCTCACTGCAAATTACTGCGGTGTAAAGAGCCGCATTTGGGTAAACATCCTTTCCAGCTTCCTTCATCCATCCATGAAGCTGATTGATGCGGTTGTTTGCGTCTTCAAAATCCGTCGCGATAACCTCGCGCACCTGACTCCATGCCGGATCGATTCGATCCTTGAAGAACGAATTGCCGAAGCCGGGAATCTTCATGCCAGCTTCAATGGCCGACTTCAACGCTCGCTCATCGAATCGTTCGTAAACGAATCGAGCAGGACTA